GCCTCCGGCGTCACGCCGCAGCACGATGGTGTGTTGCATGTGATGAAGGGAAGTGCGGGTACGGTCACTAGCACTACTGCGCTCACCGTAGAGAGCAACGTAAGCGGCGATGGAATCACGATTCTGACGCCTGATGCAATTGGTGGTTATATCGTTTGGGCGTCTCCGTCTGATGCAACTGGGGCATATATCAGTTTCAAACAATCTACTGCAAAGATGCAGATTGCAACCGACCTTATTGGCGGGGCGATAGAATTTTATCCAGGCAACAACGTGCTTGCCCTCACGCTGGATAGCGACCAAACTTCAACCTTCGCAAAGACTATTACCGTAAATCCCAGCGTTGGCGACAGCGAGCGGGCGACGGCGATTGCCCTTACGGTATCCAGCAGGACAAACTTTACTACGCACGTTGGTCAGTGGAATCCTGCAATTAGCACGACTGCGGCAATTTTAGATGTAATTAACAGCAATGCCGTTGGAATTGTCACGGTACGAGGCGAGCAGGCGGCAAATAAATTTTCCGACTGCGTATTCTTTCATAGTAACGGAGTAACCGCTCTGAGCAGCGGAACTACCGCCGGGAGCCCGACCGCCAGGACATATTCAGTAAATTCGGGTATTCTTCGTTTAGCCATGGCGTCTGGTACATACACCGTCGCCGTTGGCGGAACCGTAACGTATCAATAAGGAGGGCCAAAATGATCCAACTCGCTCAGAATGAATACGGATTGGTCACAAAAGCAAAGTTCAAGATTGAGATTGACGGGGTTCCCGCGTATGCCGGTGAACACGTTTTCCCTGACCACGAACAGAAAGCGTTTTCAGAGTGGACTGACCAAGAAAAGCAAAACCTTGAGCAGACCCTTCACGAGCAGGCAATTATGGCAGCAGGACTGTGACGCTAATGACCGCCAACGACAAGCCGCTTCTTTCTATCGTCGAGCTTCAGGAACAACTCGCGTTCTTCCAGCAGCGTTGCATTGTGCTTCGCGGCGAGGTGGAGAAGCGGGATGCTGAGATTGCGAAGCTGAAGGAAACCAAAGTGGAGTAACCCAATGGCTATCAACGCGATCACTGGAGTAGCCGCTGCGGCTGCTGTTACGCTTAGTCCGATTGGTTCGATTAACGGTAGCTTTGATTGCTACAACACTCGGCAACTTCTCTCCGGGTTTGAATCAACCGGGTTTAAGCCAGCGCGCGTTGGTGAGGCCGGGGGTGCGGAACGCTTTACTCTCTACGAAGACCCCAACGGGCAATTCGTAATCACTATGGAGATGCCGGGCATGGCCGCTGTCTGTATCGTTTCGCAGGGTAAATACAAAAAGCCGGTGGGCGTGTAATGGAATCCCTAGCATCAGCTATCGCGGCAATCGTTGTGGCGGTCGGCGTGTTCGACTGTGACTCGACCAATAAAAGCCTTGCAGCCGGTAATGTAGAGCGCAATCCGCTGATGGCCTACCTACAACGCACTCTTGGCCGCTATTGGGTTGTGCCGAAGATGGCGGCTCACTTTGCCGTAGCCGTAATTGTTCTGGCCTTTCCTATCCTTCCGGTAATGGGCGGCGCTACTGCTTTCGCCCTGATTGTCGGAGTTATCGCGTACAACAACTATCTTTTGGATGGGCGTTAGTCATGGACGAGCACGGCAAGGCGGTTGTGGATGCACTCTCCATCGCGGTGGTTGGTGCAACAATTATGAAGTGGCTTCCGGCAATCGCAGCCGTGTTCTCCATTATCTGGACGGTAATCCGCATTTACGAAAGCAAGACCGTTCAGGATTGGGTTAATCACAACAAGGCGGATGACGAGGACATCTATGGTTGAGTATCGAGGGGAAAAGTTTGCTGGGTATAACAAACCTAAGCGCACCCCGTCGCACGCCAAAAGGAGCCACGCGGTTCTGGCAAAAGAAGGCGGCGATGTTCGCTTGATTCGGTTTGGGCAGCAGGGTGTTAAGGGCGCGGGGGCTCACCCAAAGACGGAAGCAGAGAGGGCTCGCAGACGTTCCTTTAAGGCTCGCCACGCGCAGAACATCGCTAAGGGGAAGATGTCGGCAGCGTATTGGGCGGACAAGGTGAAGTGGTGATGAATCTTGAAAAGCTGCAATCCGAAATCGAGTCCGACGAGGGGTTCATGCAATACCCTTACAAGGACACTCGCGGTTATCTGACCATTGGGTTTGGCATCAACTTGACCACTACCGGGATCACCAAAGAGGAAGCCCGCTGGATCACCAAGAACCGGCTGCTGGCTGTCCATGATTCTCTGGTTGACCGGCTCCCAGTGTTCAAGACCTTGAACGAGAACCGGCAGCGGGCGTTGGTCAACATGGCCTACAACATGGGGATCGACGGCCTGCTGAAGTTCAAGAAGATGATCGCGGCCCTAGAGGAAGGCGACTACGAGACAGCCGCAGACGAAGCCAAGAACTCTCTGTGGGCAACCCAAGTTGGTGACAGGGCTAAGCGCCTGATTGGTGTTATCCGTGGCATTTGACTGGAAGAAGGTGGTGGGAACGGTAGCACCGGCTATTGGCACGGTGTTGGGCGGCCCTCTGGCGGGTGTAGCAACGCAGGCTGTGGTAGCCGCTCTAGGCTTGCCCCAAAACTCACCCGATGATGCCATTGCCGCAGCCGTTCAGAACGCATCCCCGGAAACCCTACTGGCCCTGAAGAACGCCGATAAGGACTTTGCCGTAAAGATGCGCGCTCTGGATGTGGACCTCGAGCGCATTGCCGCAGATGACCGCAACTCTGCCCGCGTTCGTGAGGCCCAGGTTCGTGACTGGATGCCCCGCATTCTTGGCGCGGTTGTGGTTTCCGGGTTCCTGGGGACCGTGTTTATGGTTCTGGGCGGTTACGTTGAGGGTTTGAAAGACCCCCTGATGGCGACAACCGTAGGCACCCTGATCGGTTATGTGTCCAGCAAGGCCGATCAGATCGTTAGTTATTACTTCGGCTCATCTGCCGGTAGTCGCTCCAAAGACGAAGCCCTAAATACCGCCCTCCGAAATAAGGTATAGTGCGGCATGGCCTACGTTGAACTCGAAATTCCTCCTGGTGTAGTTCGCCCCGCCACCCCGTTGCAGGCTAAGGGCCGCTACTGGGACGCCAACCTTATCCGTTGGCGGTCGGGGAAGCTTCTCCCGGTGGGCGGGTGGCAGCGCATTAGTGAAGACCCGTTGGCGTCTACCTGCCGCTCGATCTTCACTTGGCTTTCCACCGACGACATTCCGTATGGTGCGTTTGGTTGCGACAGTAATCTTTATGCGTTTAGCGTACCCGACTCTACCATTACCGAAATTACCCCTTCCGCGTTTGTCCCGGCTGACATCGACTTGGAGGGTGGGTACAGCGCATCTACTTACGGCAGCTACCTGTACGGCGATCCTACTGGGCGTCCGGTTTCCCCATTCGACTTGCCGACATTCTCTTGGACCTTCGACAACTGGGGAACAAGCCTCTTGGCGGTTGCCTCAAGTGACGGGCGGCTTCTGCAATGGGTTGTTGGTGACGATAACGCTCACGCTGTAGGAACCGCCGCCATTTCCTCAATCCAGCGGCAGTCCAACACAGTTACCGTTACCTGTGCCGAGAGCCATGACTTCCTGGTGGGGGACAGCGTTGTAATTGCGGGCGTAACCACAACGAGTTTCGACGGCACCTTTACGGTTGTCTCGGTCCCAACCGCAGATACCTTTACCTACTCACAGGCTGGCACCAACACAACTTCGTCGGGCGGCACAGCAACCTCTGGCAGCGTTCCCATCGACAATCGTGGGGTAATCGTTACGGAGGAGCGCCACGTTGTACTGTTTGGGGCTGGAGGCAATCCCCGTCGCGTGGCGTGGTCCGATCAGGAGGATTACGTCAACTGGGAGTTTGCTAACCCGCTTTCTCAAGCCGGTTACTTCGATCTCGATACGCACTCCAAAATTCTGATGGCGGTTGCAGTCCGTGACGGCACGCTAATCCTCACTGAGAACGAGGCTTGGCTGATGCGCTATATCGGATTGCCATACATCTACAGCTTTGACCGTGTTGGCGAGGAATGCGGAATTATCGCGCCGATGGCCTTTGCTAATTTCGCTGGCCGCTGCGTGTGGATGGGGCGCGAAGGTTTCTGGATGTACGACGGCGGCTTTGTTCGCCAGCTTCCGTGTGATGTCGGCTCGTATGTGTTCGACAACATTGATGCCACAGCGGGCCGCGTTTACACGCACGGTTTCAACAACGGAATTTTCCCGGAAGTCTGGTTTTGGTATCCAAGCGACGGAAGCGCCACTCCAGACCGCTATGTTATTTACAACTATTCCGAGAACTGGTGGTCGGTTGGGCAACTTACGCGCACGGCTGCGGCAAACAACGGCGTGACGCTCTACCCACTCGCCACCGACGAGAACAACGACATCTATTACCAAGAGAACGGCTGGACAGCTGCGGGTGTACCGATCACCACGCAACGCTACGCTGAAACCGGCTCCCTTGATGTTAGTCGCGGCGCTGTTACCAGCATGGTCCGGCAGGCGATTACGGATAGTGGGTACGGGTACGACTCGACCGCGCTTACCTTCTACTCGACCTATACTCCAGACGGTTCAGAGACGACCTTTGGCCCGTACTCCCCGCGCTCGGATGGATACACGGATGTCCGGTTCAGTGGCCGCGACTACCGCATGAAGGTAGAGTCCACCG